ATAGACTATATATATGAAAACAAAAAAAAAGGCAAAGCAACGAGTTCCAATAAAAAATAATAAATCTGTAAAACGTAAACCTCATACAAAACGTAAGAACCATGTAAAACGTAAGAACCCTGTAAAACATAGACAAAGTGTAAAACGTAAGAACCCTGTAAAACGTAAGAACCCTGTAAAACATAGACAAAGTGTAAAACGTAAGAACCCTGTAAAACGTAAACCCCCACGTAATCACAGAAAAGCTGGGGGGGTTCCATATCTACATGAAGATGGTGGGTTTTATAGTGATGGTGACGATGATGGAGGCGGTGGTGGCGGGTGGTATGATGGAGGCGGTCACGAAGAAGGGGGAGGATGGTGGTATGAAGACGACGAAGGGGGGTGGTACGAAGATGAAGACGAAGAAGCAGTTGAATCTCCATTAATTGACCCAGACAAGTATACTGGGGAACAATTTAGACAATACCGAGGTGCTGCTGAAGAAAGTGATGAAGATGATGATGAAGATGATGATGATGATGAAGATGAATACCATGAAGAATATGAATATCAAGGTGAAGATGAATTATACGCAGAACTAGTTGACAAACTAACTATATCAAGATTCGGTGGCGAAGCTTGTGAATCTAATTTATTACATAATATTAATGAGAATCTACGTTTATTACACACCGACATTGGAAAACTAAAAGAAGAATATTTAATTATGATATCGAAAAAAGTACAAAAGGCATATTTAGATTTTATAAAAGAACCTTATGATATGACAAAATATACTAAAGAACAAGATGAGTGGTATTCTACATTTGAAAAAATATTAGTGTTTCAACAATATAATGAAAGCGACTTAAAACAAGCGGTTGATTATATGATTGGTAATTATGATCCTTCTTATAAAAAATATGGAGGTTTAGATTTAACCAATGCACCTCGACCTATAAAAAGATTATTAGATACATATACTTATAAAGTTATAACTGCTTTTTTTACAAAGGGGGCAATTAGTTATTCTATATTTAAATTTAATGGGGGTCCAAATAAGTACGAGGGTGTTGGACCTAGAAGGGGAATCGTGCCCTATTTTTATCTTGAAAATTTATTATCTATAATAAGGATTGCTATTAAAAATATCAATGAAGGATTAAGAGGTTTTTGGACTGATTGTGTAAGGCGCAAATATGATGGTTCTGAATATGTTTTATCTGGTGGAAGTATATTTATACTATTTGCAGGTCTACTATGCTATATAAATTCTGGCGAAAGAAGAAATGAATTGTTAAATACAATAAACGAAGGGTTATTTTCACATCTAGGACGAGGCCCTTATGATAATTTTAGACGTCATTTAAGAGATTTATTTTTGAATCCAGAATTTAATAAAAATGTAAATATTATATTATCTGGGGCGAGTGATCTAGATTTTATTTATATGGCAAAAGATAATAAGAATGTGAATTTTAGAAATAATGATAGCGAACACAGTGCTAAACAAATAAATAATTTATCTGCTCTGGTATTAAACCGATTACTAAATAGGACTTATTTGAACAACAATGATGAAACATCTTCATTATTTCCTTTTTTTGGAGATTATAATAAGTATCATAATACGTCGTTGTGGACGGGAGGAAGGATATATGATCAAACAAGAATACCTCCGGATGTAAAGAGACATTTTAGAAATGTTACAGAATTTACTGGATATAGACAAACAAGTAATTATATAAATGAATTACCTATTTATTTAAATAGAATAAAACAAGGATACTTTCCTTATTGTAGAAATGGTGGTGACGACGGAATTGTTACAGATCTTGATGAAATCTATGAATATATGAATAAATATGGAGAATGTATAGATCTTGTTGTAGGAAGCAGAGCATCCAGTTTATTTAGAGCAAAACACGAATATTATAAAATGGATCAATACTATTCAATTGATAATTTAAAACATGAATTAGATACTATTTTGGCTGGCGCAGCTGATGATAAATCACTTAAAAGAATTGCTAGACAAGAATTTTTAGTTTCGCTACAAAGTAGTGATTTTAATGAAATATACGACGGTCTTTTAATGGAAATAGGTAATATGATACACAAATCCTATTAAACAATAATATACAATTTAATTATGGGTGCTGGATTTTTACCATTTACAATACATAGAAAACAAGTTTATTTTTTATTTTCAAGAGAATGTAAAAAAACATCTAAAAATAAATGGAGTGACTTCGGAGGAAGTAAAGAAAAAAATGAATCAGTAATAGAAACAGCAAGTCGTGAAGGTTTTGAAGAAACAGATGGATTATTTGGAAATCAAGACGATGTCCGCGAACTTATTGAAACAAATACAAAAAAAATAATATATTTAGGGAATGATTATACAACCCATCTTGTATATATACCATATGACAATATGCTACCTAAAGATTTTAGAAATAAATTTATAAATGTAAAAAAAACACATCCAGAATTAATATGTAAAAATGGATATTACGAAAAAGATATGTTAAAATGGATAAATTATAATAAACTATCAACATTTATAAAAGATGTTCGACCATGGTATAAATTTGTTATATATCAAATTATGAATATAGATAAGGATGAATTTATGAATTATTAACTTAAATATATATATTATGGCAAGTGAAACAGGAAGACCCTTTTTTGATATGTTATCTATCAATATTAATGACACATTACAAGACAATGAACACATTGCTATTGAAAATAGTGTTAATATAGCAAGTGATACGTCGTTAAATGATACAACTATAAGTGGAGAATTAAATGTATATGGAAACACAATAATGGAAAGTGATTTAAGTATCAACGGTGATTTATTTGTCGGCGGGACGATTCAAGTGGACTTATCCCAAAACTTTGCTGCTGGAGATAATATTACATTCACACAAGTTGACACAAGTAAAGTGATTACAATTGCATTAAATACAGATGACGATATATCTTTTAATAGCAATGTAGACATTAGTGATGATTTAGTGGTAGGTGGTGATATTTCAATGAATGGTGATTTATTTGTAGGTGGCACGATTAGCACGACAGGAGCAATAGACATTAGTGGTGATTTAGTGGTAGGTGGTGATATTTCAATGAATGGTGATTTACTTGTAGGAGGGAAGATTCAAGGGGACTTATCACAAAATTTTGTGGCTGGTGATAATATTACAATGACACAAGATGACTCAAGTAAAGCGATTACAATTGCATTAAATACAAATATAGACATTCGTGGCGATTTAACCTTAAATGGAAATTTAAAAGGAAAATTTCTGAGTTATGATATTTCTCAACTTGGTGATGATATCTTCGGAGATGCACCCTATGACTATTCAGGGTATTCAGTCTCTTTAAGTAGTGATGGAACAAGAGTTGCGATTGAGACTCCGAGTTACAAATACGTAAAAGTATATGAATGGAATAAAACTGAAACTGACGCTTCATGGGTCAAAATGGGTGATGATATCGGCGGAACAGTATTCGGTACAGCTACCGCCGCCGCCGCGCCCGCTACCGCCCTGGCTCCCGGTGACTTAGTGACCCTCGTTTCAAGGTCTTCAGTCTCTTTAAGTAGTAATGGAACAAGAGTTGCGATTGGGGATCCATATAATAATATTAATAATAACGGACACGTACGTATATATGAATGGAATAAAACTGAAACTGACGCTTCATGGACCCAACTTGGTGAGGATATCGTGGGAGATGCTGCCGGCGACAAATCAGGGGCTTCAGTCTCTTTAAGTAGTCATGGAACAAGAGTTGCGATTGGCGCTCCAAATAATGGTGCTGGACACGTAAAAGTATATGAATACGTCGACGCTTCATGGGCCAAAATGGGTGATGATATCGACGGAGATGCAGCCTATGACTATTCAGGGTATTCAGTCTCTTTAAGTAGTGATGGAACAAGAGTTGCGATTGGGGCTCCAAATAATAATGCTGGACACGTACGTATATATCAATGGAATGAAACTGAAACTGAAACTGACGCTTCATGGGTCAAAATGGGTGATGATATCGTCGGAGATGCAACCTATGACTATTCAGGGTATTCAGTCTCTTTAAGTAGCAATGGTTCAATTGTTGCAATTGGGGCTCCATATAATGATGATAATGGAAGTAAGTCCGGACACGTACGTATATATGAATGGAATGAAACTGACGCTTCATGGACCCAACTTGGTGATATCGCCGGAGATGCAACCAATGACTATTCGGGGTATTCAGTCTCTTTAAGTAGTGATGGAACAAGAGTTGCTATGGGGGCTCCAAATAATGGTGCTGGACACGTAAAAGTATATGAATACGTCGACGCTTCATGGGTCCAACTTGTTGATATCGGCGGAACAGTATTCGGCGACAGCTTCGGGACTTCAGTCTCTTTAAGTAGTGATGGAACAAGTGTTGCGATTGGGGCTCCAAAAAATGATGCTGGACACGTAAAAATATATGAAATAATACCCCAATATTTATTGGAGGTTGATGGTGATATTTCAATGAATGGTGATTTAGTGGTAGGTGGTGATATTTCAATGAATGGTGATTTAGTTGTAGATGGCACGATTACAGCACAGGGTCAAGTTTCAGGAGCATCATTATTTTCATCAGGTTCTATTTCTACGACATCAGGTTCTATTTCAACATCAAGTGGGGATATTATAACAAGCACAGGGACTATTTCCGCTGGAACGATTAGCACGACAGGACAAATAGACATTGGTGGTGATTTAGAGGTAGCTGGAAATTTATCCTTAAGTGGAAATTTAAATGGAGAACAATTCATTCGTGTAGTAGCTATGGCAATAGTGGATGCGGATGGGACAATTGTTAAAGCTGTGGGGTGTAAAGTAGAACTTTACGACGACAAATATGAATGTACTTTTACGCCAGCAAGACCTACAAATTCATATGTTGTTAATTATACACCGTATATCACGAACGACTCACCAACATTGATAAATCATTCGATGAGGTTTAATACTTCTTTCAGCTATTATATCTACACAGGAAATGGGAGCAACAAATTAACTGCCGCGCATTCTTTCACTGTTTTTGATACCGATGGCGGTAGTTCGGGGGTATTTTGATACCGACTAAATAGATTTAGTAATAAATGAATTAAAACAGTATAATATGTCAAGCATATGATATAAATTCACATATTTTATATCAAAGTTTAAATATTTAATATAAAATATGTGAAATTTATATATGACATCACCTACGATTCACGATAAGACGAGTCTTGGCGAGGCTATTGAATCATTTTTGGATAACAACACAAACGCCTATGTATCTATGAATGATTGGGATGTTTCTGGCGTAAGTGACATGAGTGAATTATTTAAGGATAATACTACATTCAATGAAGATATTGGAGATTGGGATACTTCAAGTGTGACAAATATGAACTCTATGTTTCAAGGAGCATCAGCATTTAATCAAGATATTAGTGGTTGGGATACTTCAAGTGTGACAAATATGAATTCTATGTTTAATGGGGCGACAGCATTTAATCAATATATTCTTGGTTGGGATACTTCAAATGTTGTCACTCATACGAATATGATTACAGGGTCTGGTTTATTAAATAATTATATTTATTCATATAATTCAGAAGTAGCATGGAATTTAGATAATGTATGTGTAAAAGTATACGAAGAAATACCACAAAATTATTTATTAGGTATTACTGGAGAAATATCAATGAATGGAAATGTAGTTGTAGATGGGTTAATTCAAGGTGATTTATCACAAAATTTTGTAGCTGGTGATAATATTATATTAACCCAAAATGAAACAACTAAAGCGATCACAATTTCTTCTAATTTAAATACAGATACAGCTGATATTACAACAGCAATCACAAATGAAATCACACGAGCAACAAATGCTGAAACATTAAACGCAACAACCATTGCTACGAAACAGGATACGATTACTGGAAGCACTGCTCTTACGACTGGAGCATTGACTGCCGACGCGTCAACAAATGATATTTATATTGGAAATAACATAAGTGCTGGTACTGGTTTTACGCTCACACAAACAGGGACTGTAACGAGTATTGCTCCATCTTATGATACTCGTTCAATTTTTAGTATATACCGGAATGCCGAATTATGGCCGGGCGCAAGCACAGACGTGCGAGTTCCATATAATTCTATAATAATAACCGACTCCAATTATGCGTGGTCTACGAACACTTTAACCATCTATTCCGCAGGAACTTACCTTATCAGTGCGACAGTTAATCTTTTTAGTCATGTTTATGCAAACAGAGTGAATGCAAGATTACGAACATTGGTGAATAATACTTGGGTCAACGGGACCGACGCAGAGGCATTTTGTTATTTAAGAGACAGATATGCTGGTAAATTTGAGACTTGTATTATAACTCAATATCCACGTGTCTTTGCTGCGAATGATACATTACAAATACAACTGCGACTATGGAAAGCTAACCGGGGAAATTTCGTAAGTGATTTTAATGGGGTGCGACTGACTCAAGGAATGAGTCTTACCGTAGAAAAAGTAGCATAAACAAAAATAAACTATTTATATATTAAAATAGTATAATATGTCAAGCATATGATATAAATTATTCTATGTTTATATAAAAGTTCAAATATTTAATTTAAAATAATATATGAATTTATATATGACATCACCTACGATTCATGATAGAGCAGATCTTGCCGCTGCCATTATATTTTTTTTGAATAACAACCCATATAGTTATGTAGATATGAAGTACTGGGATGTTTCTGGCGTAAGTGACATGAATGAATTATTTAAGGATAATACTACATTCAATGAAGATATTGGCGATTGGGATACTTCAAGTGTGACAAATATGAACTCTATGTTTCAAGGAGCGTCAGCATTTGACCAAGATATTGGTAGTTGGGATACTTCAAGTGTGACAAATATGAATTCTATGTTTAATGGGGCGACAGCATTTAATCAATATATTCTTGATTGGGATACTTCAAATGTTGTCACTCATACGAATATGATTGCAGGGTCTGGTTTATTAAATAATTATATTTATGCATATAAATCAGCAGGACCATGGAATTTAGATAATGTATGTGTAAAAGTATACGAAAAAATACCACAAAATTATTTATTAGATATTACTGGAGAAATAACAATGAGTGGAAATGTAGTTGTAGATGGGTTAATTCAAGGTGATTTATCACAAAATTTTGTGGCTGGTGATAATATTATATTAACCCAAGATGAAACAACTAAAGTGATCACAATTTCTTCTAATTTAAATACAGATGATATTACAACAGCAATCACAAATGAAATCACACGAGCAACAAATGCTGAAACATTAAACGCAACATCTATTGCTACGAAACAGGATACGATTACTGGAAGCACTGCTCTTACGACTGGAGCATTGACATCCGACGTCTCAACAAATGATGTTTATATTGGAAATAACATAAGTGCTGGTGCTGGTGTTACGCTGACACAAACAGGGACTGTAACGAGTATTGCTTCATCTGGTCGTTCAATTTTTAGTATATACATGAATAGCACTTTCACCCCGATAAGCACTTCCGAAGACGTGCGAGTTCCATATAATTCTATAATAATAACCGACTCCAATTATGCGTGGTCTACGAACACTTTAACCATCTATTCCGCAGGAACTTACCTTATCAGTGCGACAGTTAATCTTTATAGTGATACTTATGCTGACAGAGTGGTTGGAAGATTACGAACATTGGTGAATCATACTTGGGTCAACGGGACCGACGCAGAGGCATTTTGTTATTTAAGATTCGATGATTATGGTAAATTTGAGTCTTGTACTATAAGTCATTATCCACGTGTCTTTGCTGCGAATGATACATTACAAATACAAATGACAGTAATGAAAGGTGCTGAAAATCCAGCGTTTGAAAGTAATTTTGGTGGGATGGACTTCGCACAGGGAATGAGTCTTACCGTAGAAAAAGTAGCATAAACAAAAATAAATTAATATAACCTATATATGGCGAACCACTTCTAATATCTTAGACAACTTCAAATAGATGTAGAACAAATCCAACTAGAACATCAACAAATACGACAGCAATTGCTCATTACAAGTTCTACGGATTTCGGTATTCACATACCTTTTGGATGTGCTCTAAAAAAATGGTCTTTTATCGGTTCCAAATCAACATTCGTGCAAGGGAAACCGGCGACATTCATTAATGTTTCGTATGAAAACAATGGAAGACGAGAATGAAATATCGTATATGAAAATCATATAAGATATTTGGATAAAAGGTAAAGCAATGTTGACAAGGCGATTATGTAACAAATGATAACTCTCAAAACTAAAAAGAAGATTCAATATAATAAGCTTATTTAGTTAAATAATTAGAAAAAAAAACAGTATAATATTAATATGTGGATGCAATCACAATTTATCAATGTATTTCGAGAAATATCACATGAAGAAGAAAAAGTAGAAGAAATGATACCAGAGTATTTTCAACCCCATTATCAAAGACCTGATACATATGAATGTAACAAAAGAAAATTATAAGTATTTAATAGAATTATGTGATTTTTTACATGTAACGAATGTAGATATAATAATAGATAAAATAGTAGACGTATTCGATGATATCAATATTATATATACATTTGAAAAATTTTATAAAACTTATTCAGAGAGATTAATCCCGATGGATAATGAAACATTAAAGAATGCAATAATACTTTGGATAATCAATGAGAAAGAATGTTATCGTCAATATGGGTTTTCTTCTTTTTGGGATGTATCTAAAATAAAAAAAATGGATTATTTATTTAAAAATTCTAATTTTAATGGAGATATTTCCAGATGGGACGTATCCAACGTGATAGATATGTTTGAGATGTTTTTCAATAGTAAATTCAATGGAGATATTTCCAGATGGGACGTATCCAATGTAGTACACATGAGTGGAATGTTTAATTTAAGTTTGTTTACGGGCGACATATCAAATTGGAATGTATCCAAAGTAAAATATATGAGTGGAATGTTTAAAGGGAGTTTATTTAATGGTGATATTTCCAGATGGGATGTATCAAATGCTATATTTATGAGTGTTATGTTTAAAGAAAGTTTATTTAACGGTGATATTTCCAGATGGGATATATCAAAAGTAAGATTTATGTGGGGGATGTTTTTATATTCACAATTTGAAGGGGACGTTTCAAAATGGAATCCTAAGAACTTGTGGGAAGGAAGACATATGTTCTCAAATCCAAAATTTGCGAACGACATAAAAAAATGGGATGTATTATGTAAAGATATGATTGTCAAATCGCCCCAGACTTTGACAAATTCATAAGTTTATAGTGTTTTTTTGTTTTTTGGTGGGCGCGCAGATGCGAATGATTCGGCATGGTTTGTATCAACGCTCCGCATTCACACTTAACCTTAATCTTTCCTCGATTATACCATTTTTTTTGTAAAATTTTGACTTGTACTACTTTTTGTTTTTGAATCATTTGAATTAAATCATAGATTTTAAAGTTGTAGATTTTTGAAACTTCCGACATCTTATTTTTACCACTCCGTAATAATTATATTTTAGTGATTTCATTTCAATTTTTTTTCAATCGTTATTATTTTGTCGTGTTTTACAATATTAGGTAAAAGATCCTTATCTATCAGGTCCTGGGAAATTACAGTATGTCGTCGTCCAACACGCGTACGTCTTTCAAGTTCAACCATTTTTTTTAGAAGTTCATCGAAATTATTTAGAAAACGAGTTCTCCACATATAATCATTTTAAATTTATTTTTAAGTGATATATTTATATATGAAATATTTGTGCGCTGCTTGTGATGTTAAAACTGACTTTAAAAAACCTATAATATTATCAAGTGACTTGAAACCAAAATGGTTACAAGAATTTCACTATGTCTATAATTTTATTGAAAAAAATAAAAATACTTCTTTTAGAATGGATAATTATGATCAGAAAATAGATATTCAAATGGGAGTGAAAGATAAAAATTGTTATATGTTATATTGGGCTTCGAAACCCACGACAAATGAATTATTAATTCAAGATGCAAAAACAGCGTATGGTAATTTTTCAAATTATGGTATATGTAAATTAAATCACGACGGAAAGGGAAAATTATATTTTAAAACTCCTCAAAATTATCATACTATAAGAAAAAATAAAAATATAAAGGAAATATTTTACAGACATATTCATTTTGTATTATGGAATGGCGAAGGATGGGACAAAGAAAAAATATACACCCAGGTTCTTTATTGTAATATAGAAAGTAATATATTAAAAAAACACATGCGTAAAAAAGATAGTGTATTATTAAATACATTACCGTCAAAATATTATGCAAAGGAACATATACCAAATTCATATAATTTACATTTTTCAGAGGTAAAGATGATGAAAAGTAATGATTTAGAAAAATGGATGAAAGATGTCATAAATCAAAATTATAAAGTCATGATACCTTTTATAAATAAATATAGTATATTTGAAATACCGATTATTTTATATTGCGCACATAAAGATTGTAATGCTTCTGAATTATGTGCTATTGAATTATATAAAAAAGGATTTGTCAATATACGTTTATATGAAGGAGGAATGAAGTTGTATTATCGTGATTTTTAGTATTATTAAATGATATAATGTTTTATGACTGTTTTTTTAATATGGAGAATGAAAATTTTGAATATAATTTACAAGGTATTGAAATTAATTTTTTAGAAGAAGATTGTATTATATGTTTGGTGAACAGTAACACATTAGAAAATCCATTACGAAAAGGAAGTGAAATATATGATTGTTGTTGTAATTATAATGTTCATATAAAATGTATTCAAAATTGGAATGAAGTTAAAAAACAACAAATATGTTTACAATGTAATAAGATAAAGCAAATAAAAGAAGAAACAGAAATAAATTTAAATCGTAAATTATTACATATTATAGCTATTTCATTTTGTATAATGATTATAATTATATATGTTTGTAAAAAAATAAAAATTGAAGAATAAAATGATGAATGATTATATATAATGTTCGAGATTGTATACAATATTCTTTTCAACTCCTTGAAAAAAACAGCCGGGTTCCATTAGGTAGATGGGACTATACAACAAATACATCAATTAAATCGCTTTTGGCGAATATTGATTCTTGTGGTGATATTCAATGTAAAAATATTAATTTACCGCGAGCAGCAATACGTTCTGTTATAAATGAAAAAAAATAAAAAAAACAATTTTATATCTATTTCATATTTTTCTCATGAAGTATATAAAAAAATTGATTTACGATGATACTCTATAATAAGTATAATGGCGTACTACATCCCTCAAGAAGTATGGGGCGAAATCATGAGTTATTTTGTCAAGTCAATTGAAAATGAATTAAACGATATATCGTTAGATGCATTATATAAATTACATAATACATATAGCGAAAAAATAATATATAATGCATTATCTACAAAAATTTCAATGAAAGAAAGGCGCTTTACCTTGATGAAACCTATTATACGATTTCACCATAAAAATCGTAATCTTCATGTTGAAATATATGATTTCAAAAAAAATTTGGTGATTGAAAAAAATAAACGGAAATGTTTTAATTGTTACTCTTACCGAGTTGGTAATTTTATAAAATATAAAAATGAAGTTGGAATGATTCAAAAAGTATATAAATCAAGTATTCATTGTATATTCTATTCATTTCAATATTCGAGATATATAAAAAAAATTATTCGTGAGAATATCACTGTTCTAAATTAAATTGATTTATTGATTTATTTATTTTTTTTTGTAAATGAACCTATCTTTTGAAATAATAACAGATATTTTAAAACATATTTGGAATGATTGGAAACAAGTAAATCTTAAAGAATATTTTATTTCTGTTGAAGAATTACACGATTGTATACATAATGATTGGAAAGAATATACAAATGAAAATGTTATAATATGTGAAGACAAAATTAAAAAAATTATTCGTGAGAATATCACTGTTCTAAATTAAATTGATTCATTGTTTCATTTATTTTTTTATTACAGAACTATGTATGGAACAACTATAATAAAAAAACTAAAAGATATTTATTCAGTGAATGACAAAATCATACAAAAATTAATTCATTATCATTTACAAAATCCAAAAATGATTTCTTATCATAAAACAGATGTGCCCATGTTTATGACAGATAAAATATATCTTCATATAGATTCATATTATATGATTCATTTTACAGGGTCTTATGAATATAAAGAACAAATCATCTTCTTAAAAAATAATGAAATGTTAAGTCGTTGTAATTATAAATATAAAGATGATATGTATAATTATATACATAGTGTAAAAATTATTACAAAGTCATATAAATTCATAAAAAAATATCCGTTTTTACCAATTGAACCATTTGAAGTGAATTTTCAAAATAAATTAAAATAATAAATTAAATATTAAAGTATATATTTATACATTATCGTATAATATTATAAATTAATAAAATATTGTTCAAAGTTAATATTATTATTTATAATACGGCATTTCTATCTTATTTTGACAATGCCTAATGATTTTATTATAAAATACTTTAAAATTATATTTGTAGACAAGAATATTAAAAATACTTTGATCAACAGTATGATGATATGTTACTAATGGATTAATAAATTCATTATCTTTATATAGAGACCAATAATTCAATCATTTAAAAAAATAGTATTTATATCATTTTTAACTAAAATAAACCATGAATTTAAGACATGTATCTTATTTAAATAATCACTATTATGAATAATTTTATTCCATATATTTATATTATTACAACAATGAGAAGTATTATTTTTAACATCACAACCTACACTTCCAGCGATTATTCTTTTTTTACACCTTTGTACATTTAAAACGCTGATATATATTCTAAACTTTTTAATTAAATAATGTGTTACATTGTTAAAAGTTTATTTAATTCTATATATAAATATATATGTATATATAAATATATATGTATATATTTAAAAATAATGTATATATAATTCAAAAAGAAAGGGGTGATTCTAAATTATTATTTATGTACAAACCATTTGTAAATACTATATTGCTCCTCGCACCTCAGTCAAAATTTTTGTACAACGATTGGAAAAATATAGATTTTAAAGAAAATGATACAATTATTATAATTGGGTGTCATTTTAATTTAAACGATTTTATAAATTTTAAAAATAAAAATTTATATGTAATTTTTTATTGGACCGAACCTTCTGTAGTTAATAAAAATATAGCACAATATTGTGATGAGATATATTTATACTCAAAATTATTGTTTATTTCACAACAAAAATCTTTTCATCAACAAAAAATTAAATTTCTTCCTATACTTAAACAGGATACAACATCATTCGTTAATTATTTAAACAAAAAAGATAACATTAAATTGTGTTTTTTAGGAAATCTACAGTATAGGTCTATAGGTGTAAGAAATAATTTTTTAAATAAAAGCTATTTTGAAGAAAAATATAATTTATTTAATGAAGATGCATATAATATGTATATGGTAAAAAATACTAACTTTTTCTTAAATATAAATAAAAATGGTTCAATTATATTACCATTTTGCAGAATATGTAAATTACTTTCTCATAAATGTTTGGTAATATCAAAATATTGTAATAAAGAAGATGATGAATTGCTTGAAGGTTTAGTTTATTTTTGTGACAGTTTACAAGATATAGAAAAAACTTTTTATAATTTATCATTAAAGTCACCAAATGAATTAAATGATATTTCAAATAAAAATTATATTAAATTTTGTGATAAATTTAGTGTTAAAAATGATAATTTATTTTTAATTAAATAATTTTACTCGGTGTTTTAAATGTTTAAAGGTGTAAAACTATATCACATAATTTATCAACACTTTCGGTAAATCCATTTTTAAAATATTTCGTTGAATCTACATAATATAATATATCACTATCATTCATATACTTCATTTACTATGAATGATTTCCAACAATTATAATATCCATCTCTTCGTCCTCGTCCAGTGACTTTTGGTAATTCTTTAATTTTATTATACCAAGGTGATTTCATTATTCTATTTAGGTCATAATCATGAATTATGACATTTCTATTAGTAAAATTATTAATTGTTTTTATTAAATTTTTTTTGTTGAAGAATTATACGATTATATACATAATGATTGGAAAGAATATATAAATGAAAAGTTATAATATGTGAAGACAAAATGAAATAATTTTGTGGTATTTAAAATGAACGTTGTGAAAACTGATAATGTGAAAAAAATTGAAATGAATAAAAAAATAGAGATTAAACCAATGGATTCAACAATGATGGCAAAGAAAGATTTATTTGGAAAGATTTCTGCTCTACTTAGTGAAGAAATAAGTAAAGAATTTATAAAATCAACTAAAACAAAAAAAGGGAATACACAAGTAAGTGAACGATTGGTCATTGAAAAAATTAGAGAATTATTGTTAGGTAAAATGCAGTTGACCTTCGATGAGGCAGGAAGCCAACAATCAAAAGATTTTAGAAATGTTGGTGGGATTGGTTTAGATATTGAAATAAAAAAAACAGATTCACCTAATGTATATTTTAACGATACATGTCCAAATGAGAATATTTGGTATGTAATTTTATTCACAGGAAAAGAATATAAAAGAAGACCTAATATCCCACCACAATTATTATATTTAAATGGAGAAGAATTTATAAGAGATTCGCCGTGGATCCATGATTATATTCATGAGATTACATTATTAAAAAATAAATATGCCAGAGGAGAAGAAAAAAAATTATTATCTGGTATTATGGAAGTATATCCTCGTCCCACATTTAAGGCAAATATTTGTAAATTTTTAAATAAGTAATTTCTTTACTATTTCAGTGATAAGTGGAGGTGGAACAGCATTTCCTATTTGTTTAATTTTATCTTTTTTACTGCCAATTAGTTTAAAATCTTTTGGAAATCCTTGAATCTGTTTTAACTCATCTGGTAAAATACAACGAAGATAATAACCATTTTTATTTTGTAAAGGAACAAATAGTCTTGGTTGATGATCATATGCACATATGATTGTTTTACTTGGGTAGCGAATATCAATGACCTCAGCGTGAAT